GTGCCGAGGACGCCGGCGTTGGCGAGCGCGTTGCCGATGACGTCCTTCGCCCGGCCGGGGGCGGCGGCGTGCGCGTCGAGGGCGGCGGACGCGGCCGGGTCGGCGGCGACCCACGCGGGGCGGGCGGGCGCGGCCTTCGGCTTCTTGGCGGCGCGGGCCGGCTTCGCGGGCGCGGGGGGCGGACTCGCGGGCGCCCCCACCCTCCCCGCCGGCGTGCTGGCCGCGGCGGGGCCGTACTTCTTCGCGAGGTCCGGGTAGTCCGCGAGCACGTCCGGGTGGACGGCGCCGCCGGCTTCGAGTTTCGCCTCCACGATCGCCCGGTGGCGGTCGGCCGGATCGGACACCGTGAACGTGTGCCGGTAATCGCCGAACTCGTCGCCGCCGACCTCGTACTCGCCCGGCTCGTCGAGCACGAACGTGTGCTTGACGATCTGCTTATTCATGCCCGACCGCGACACCTTGCCGTCCAGGAACTCCCGCTGGCGGCCGTACTTCTTGTCCTTGCCGCCGAGTTTCGCGACCCACGCCTTCTTGCCCCGGGACGCCACGCTGAGCGTGTCCCCGGGGTAGACGATGCCGGGCTTGTTCTTCGGCCCGACGCCGTGCGACTCGCTGCCGCGGGCCGCGGCCAGGTCGCCCCGCCGGACCTCGTGCCCCTCCCAGTCGCCCGCCGCGCGGGCCTCCGCGGGCGTCAGCACCCGCGGGGGCCTGGGGGACTCCGGTGCCGGTTCCGAAAGAGCGGGAATGGGCGGGGAATCGGCCCCCACCTTCGCCGCCCCCGCACTGGCCGCGGCGGACTCGTCGGCCGTGGGCCGGGCGTCGTCGGCCCCGGCGGGGCGGGGGGCGGGCGACTGCGGCGTCGGCCGGACCCAGTAGTGGTGCTTCGCCCCGAGCGGGATCGTGTGCTCCGGGTCCGGCACCTCGTCGGGGGTCTTGCTCCAGTTCGTCAGTCCGACGTCGCCCCGCCGGGCGAGGTGGTAGACGGCCCGCTGGAATTCGTGCAGGGGCGTGCCCGGCGGCATCGCCGCGAAGGCGTCCTTGAGTGTCGGCTCGCCCCCGTTGCCCTTCGCGGCGGCCTCCGCGATCGCCCGGCGGGCGGCGTCCATCGCCTCGGGCGGCGGCGGGCCGTCCCGGTCGTACCCCCGCGTGTCCCGCTCGCCGCCGGTCACCACGCGGCCGACCTCCTGCCGCAACTTCGCCCGCCGCTCCTCCGGCGTCGCGCCCGCGAGGGGGTGCCCGGCGAGCGCGTCGGCCCCGGCGGGGCGGGCGGGCTGGGGGGCGGGCGTCTCGATGTCCGGTTCCGGCTCGGGCGTCCCCTCCCGGCGGTACGGCCGGCTCATCGGGTCCGCGTGCTGCGCCCGCCGCCCGCCCCCGGGCCGCACGCCCGTCTCCAGTTCCTGGAGCGTCGGCTCGACCGCCGGCGGCTCCACCGTCGCGGGTGCCGCTTCCGGCGCCGGCGCGAGCGCGTCCCGCATCTCCTCTTGGTCGAACCCCTGCTCCTTCACCCGCGCGTCGAACGCCTTGCCCTTCGCGTGGGCGACCAGTGCCGCCACCATCGCCTCTTTGCGCTTCGCCCCGCCGAAGGACGCCAGCCCCTGCCCCGCCCCGGCGAGCGCCTTCCGCATGGCCCGCACGTCCTCGACCGTGGGGTGGCCGCTCTGGAGGTGGTCCGCCAGGTCGTGGAGGTGGTCGGCGGTCAACTTCGCCTTGAGGTCGCCGACCCGCCTCAGGTGCGACAGCAGGGCGGCGGTCTTGGCCCTGCCCTCCTCGCGGGTCGTGCGGCGGCCGGCGGCCTCGTGCGACGCCTGCCCCCGCTTGGTGCGGCCGGGCGACTTCTCGCCGCTGATGACCTTCTCGAGCTTGCCCGCGTCCTCGGGGCGGACCTCCTTGCGGAGTTCGGCGGCCACCTTCGGGTCGGACTGCGCCTCGCTCAGCCGGTCCTTCGAGATGAACCGCCCGTTCTTCCCGCGCGGGTGGTCGTCCTCGCTGAACGACTTGAGTACCAAGAAGCACTTGCCGACCGTCGCGGCGTCCGCCCCGCCCGCCGCCAGCACCTCCGCCAGACGCCCGGGGTCGTCCGCCAGTTCCCGCAGGCGCCCCAGCCCCGGGGCCGGGTCGTCGCCCGCCGCGAGCGACTCCTCGGCGTGGGCGAGCATCGCGTCGGTGAGCAGGCGGTGCGGGTCGATGTCTTCGCCCGTGAGCGGGATTGTGGTCTTGTTCTTCTCGGCGTCGCTGAACACCACCGACTCGGCCGTCGCCCCCCACGTCCGGGGGTAGCCGATGCGGTCGGCGTAGTCCTGCCCCAATCCCGCCTTGACGTAGGCGAGCGTCGCGTGGGGGCGGTACTCGGCGTGCGTGTCGGTGTGGTCGAGTTCGCCGAGTTTGGCGTGCAGCCGCTCCAGGTCCGGCGACAGGACATCCACCTTGAGGACGTCGTAGTCCTTGCCGCTCTCGGCTCCGGGGAACACGGACACGCCACCGAACTTCATGCGGACCGGCCCGGAGTCGGCGAGTGCCGCCCGGACCTCCTCCGGGTCGTTCGTGTGCAGCCCGTAGCGGACCGTGACGTGCGGCTCGTCCTCCCGGCCATCGTCGGCCAAGTCCTCGTCGCGGATCTCGCCCGCCATGCTCCCGAGCGTGTCGGCGACTTGGCCGGTGAGCATCGCCAGCACGCAGCCGTAGCGACGCTTCTCCGCGCCGGCGGGGTCGGGGGCACGCTCCGTGTTGGTGCTCCCCGGACCCCCCGCCGGCGGCCCCAGTGCCTTCGCCTCGGCCGGCGGCAGCTTGAACTTCCCGCCCTCCTTGACCAGTTCCCCCGAGTGGTGGAGGTCTTGCAGGGCGCGGCCCGCGGCCCCGCGGGAGAGCCCGCCGTCCTTGAGGTGCTCGACCAGTTCGGCCGGGTCCGCCTCGCCGTAGTCCGCCAGGTACTCCTTGACGGCCGCGAGCGCCGGGGCGGCCTTGCCCGCGTGGGCGTGGAGCGCGAGCGAGTCCCCCTCGCCCTCCGTCACGAGCCCGCGGTTGTAGAAGCCGTCCACGACGGCCGCCGCCTTCGCCGGCGGGATTCCGGCGTCCTTGACCACCTCGGCCAGTTCGTCGCCCGACGCGGACCCGTTCTCGGCCAGGTAGTCCCTGACCGCCCGGTACGCCGCCCGCGCCCTGGGGTGCGGGTTCTCCCTGCGGCTCGTGCCGTCGGGGTGGCGGTCGGCCTTCCCGCCCGGGCCGCCGCCCTTCCCCTTCCCCTGCCCCTTGCTGGCGAACCGCCCGTGTTCGCCGTGCTCGTGGCCGGCGGCGTCCTCGGCCTTCAGCACCGCGACCGCGTGGGGCGTGCTGCCGTTCAGCCGCGCGGCGTACTCCAGGAGCGTCGCGGCCTCCCGGCGGCCCTCGGCGCGGCCGAGTTCGACGCCCTTCGCGTGGGCGGCGCGGATGGCCTTGCGGACGCGGCGGAGTTCGGCGGGGCTCAGGTCGTCGGGCATGGTCACTCCCGGGGCGTCGGCGGCGTGAAGTGCGGTCGGGCGGGCGGGGGCGAGATCCCCACGCGGCCGGCGGAGCGGGCGGGGTGGCCCGCCGGCAGGGGCATCGCGACGGCCGGGAAGTCGCCGGCCGCGGGCGGGTCGGCGGGCAGGAAATCCATGTCCTTCGGGGCCGGGTCGATCTCCCGCAACTTCGCCCCGTTCGACATGCCCCACGGCGGGACGTAGCGGCTGGTTTCGGCGAGCGAGACGTCCGCCTTGACGGTCGATGCCGCGCAGCAATCCGGCACCTCCGGGAACGAGGCGTCCGTGAACCGCAGGAGCACCTTCCGGGGCGGCCCCCCGTCGGGGTCGTCGGACGCCCGCGAGACCGCGGCGTCCTCCAGTTCGGCCGTCGGCGGCACGATGCCCGCCGCCTTCGCCGCGGCGAGCAACTGGCCCGCGTCCGCCTCGACCACGAGAAACCGGCGACTCGTCATGCTCATCTCCCCAGTGCCTTGAGTTCCCTCCGCAAGAATCGGCCGAGTCCGGGCCGGCACTTGCGCTTCTTCGTCCGCTTCCCGGCGACCGCCGCGCCGCCGCCCGGCACGAGCGCCCCGCCGCCCGAGAGGGTCAGCGCGGACATGGCCTTCGCCAGCGGCGGCCGGGTGCCCTCGGCCTCGGGCAACTCCTCCCCGGGCGGAGCGCCGCCGGTCGGGGTCGCGCCGGGCAGGGGCTTAGGGGCGCCGCCCGCCTCCGGGGGGATGCCGGGTCCAGACTGCGGCGGCGGGGCGAGTTTCGCCTTGAGCGTGTCGAGGTAGATCGACACGGGCACGTCGCCGCCGGGGACCGGGTCGGCGTCGTCCATCGCGCGGGCCTCGTTGTACGTCACGAGGTCGGCGTCGATCCGCCGCTTGACCTGCTGCTCCCGGAACTCGTGGTCGTCCACCGGCTGCGGCTTCACCTGGAGGACGTACTCGCCGGGGAAACTGCTGTACGGGTCGGCGAGGCACCGGGTGTAGAAGTCGCCCACCTCGCCGACCAAGCCGCTCTGCTGGTCGAGGAACTGCCGCCGCGCCGCGAACAACTCCGCGTTGCCGCCCGTGGGCGTCAACCCCGCGACCGCCGGCGGGACGCCGAAGAGCGCGAGCGCGAACTTGGTCATCTGCTCCCAGCCCTGCGGGTAGTCCATGTCCTTCGGGGCGGTGCCGAGCGTCTCCAAAGCGGTCTTGCCGCCCGCGCCGAAGTCCTGCGTCGCCAGCGCCACGAACTTGCGGTGGTTCCTCGCGCCGCCGGCCTTCTCGGTCATCTGGGCGCTGAGGCGGTCGAGTGTGGCCTGCTCGCCCCCGGGCACGAGCATGACGGCGTCGAGGTTCAACCCCGAGTCCATCGCGGACTTGCGGCTCTCGTCGATCGACTGGAGGACGTCCAACTGCACGCCGCCGGCCGTCAGTGGCGAGAACCCGTCGTAGTCGATGATCGGGTGCGGGTTCAGGAGCCGCGCGACCTCCTCGCCGGGGAGGACCGTGCCCGCCGACGCCCCGAAGGGGAGGTTGGTCATCCACCCCTGCCCGGTCGCCGTCACCCGCCACGCCCCGCGCGGGTACTGCGGGCTGGGCGGCTGCGGGTACAGGAACGGCGTGCGGAGGGGGTAGAGTTCGACCGGGCGGCCGTTCGCGTTGGGCACGCACCACGCCGGGTAGACGCCGGTGAGCAGGTACTGGAGGATGCCCTTCGCCGTGACCCGGCCCATGCTCTCGTGCGGGTTCGGGCGGGTCGCCAGGCGGTAGAGTGGGTGGTCGCAGTCGTCGATCGGCGTGTAGTCCTCGTCCCGGCCCTCCCGGCTGCTCTGGCCGACGGACTTCGCCACGGTCCCGGCGGGGCCGAACGTGGTCTTGCCGCGGCGGGGCCGCTTGCGGCGGGCGGGGGTGTAGGTGGCGGCGAAGAACAGCGACATCACCCGCCGGCCGGCGACGTAGATGATGTCCTTGAAGTGGTTGACCTGCTCCCAGCGGTCCGCCCCCCACTGGCCCGGGGGGTTCCGCCGCAGCGCTTCCAGGTACGCCCACCCCTGCTTCAACTGCGCCGGGTCGCGCCGCGCGCGGTCGATGCCGTCACTGTACACGGGCGCCGAGAAGGTGGTTCCCATGCCCCCATCGTGCGGGGTCGCGGGCGAACCTGCGGGGTCAGACGGCGTGGCCGTTGAGCGAGACCCCGCCCGCCGCCGGCAGGGTGAACTCGATCCGCGGCCAGCGATCGGCGAGGTACAGCCCCACCATGAACTCGCGGTTGTCGCGGGTGAACCCGTCGGTGCGGGGCGAGCCGAGCCACTCCGGCCCGAGCGCCCAGTGGTCCGGCGAGATGACCGGCTCGCCCGGCCACGTCGTCAGCGTCACCCGCGTGACGGGGTGCGCCGCCAGCAGCGCTCCGGCGTGGGCGATCCAGTCCTCGGCGGAGCAGGTCACCTTGTCGAGAAAGCCCCGGCGGAAGGCGCTCACCAGATCCCCGTCGGCCGGGCTGAAGAGCGGCACCGACCCGCCCAGCGGCCAGACGCCGGGGTGGAGCCGGGCGTACAACTCCCGCTCGCGGGCGCGGAGGTCGTTCAGCCGCCCCAGGTCCGGCGGGGTCACGCTGGAGAGTCGGTCGGTGGACTGGTTGACGAACGTGTACCGCTTCGGGTCGGCGGTCGAGCCGGCCCGCTCCAGTTCGGCGATTGCGATCTGCACCCGGACGAACTCCGCCCGCTCCGCGTCGCCGGGTTGCCCCCGCTCGTCGAGAGCGTCGGCGTACACGAGTCGCGGCGTGTCCTCGTCGGGCTCCGCCAGCACCGCGGCGAGCAGCAGGTCGAGGTCGGTCGGCCGCGGCTGTACTCGCGTCATGCTCCACTCCGTGACGGCGACCGCCTTGCCGCCGATGGTGACGTGCCCGCCCCGCCCGGTCATCTCGGACTCCCTCCGTCACACCGGCCTGCCGTTGAGCGACACGCCGCCGGCCGGCCGGCTCAACTTCGTGAAGCACGCCGACGCACTATCGACCTGATCCTTGTACTGACTCCGGGGGAAGCCCTCCAGTTCGGTCAGGAAGGCCGCAACCCACGGCCCGGCGACCAGCGTCACCAGTCCCGCCTTCGCGGCCCCGGCGAGCGGCTCGGCCCGCAACTCCTTCGACCCCGCCCCCGAGACGTTGTCCGGGGCGCAGGGGTAGCCGGCCAGCTTCGCCACGACGGCGCGACTGGCCGCGCCCTCCCTGTCGTACACGGGCTTCTCGAACCACGTCCGCCGGAAGCCCGGCCGGGTCGAGTCGGCCCGCGCGGTCTGGAGCATCACGTCGTTGCGGTCGGCCGGGTTCCACCGCCCGCGGACGACGTCGGCGACCGCGTAGGCGTCGCCGCACTTGCCCATGAGCACCCCCGACGTGTAGCACGCGCTGTCGTTTCTGCTGCTCGCCAAGTCCCAGTACCGCTCCCACGCCCAGTTCCCGGCGGGCAGTTCGGGCGCCACCTTGAACCACGCCCGCTCGAAGACGGTCCCGCCGCGGGGGACGGGGTTGCCCTGGTAGAGCGACTCGAAGCCCACGCCCTCGATGCGCCGCTTCTGCTGGAGTTTCTCCAGCGGGAAGCGGTCGGGGCAGAGCGCCTCCCCGGCCGCCCGGCCGAGCGGGTCGGCCTCCTCGGCGATGGCCGGGAGCCGCAGCACCCGCCACTCCGGGCCCTCCTCGCTCTCGGCGATCCGGCCGTACAGGTCGCCCGGCCCCCACCGGGTGTTCACGAGGACGATGGCCGCGTCCTTCTGGAGCCGCGGCGTCACGTCGTCCATGTACCACTCGTAGGCCTCCTCCTGCACGACCGGGCTGTCCGCGTCCTGGCGGGAGCCGAACACGTCGTCCACCATGAGCAGGTCGAGCGGCTCCCCGGCCACCGACGCCCCCCGCCCGCGGGCGATGAACGTGGAGCCGTTGGCGAGTTCCCACCCGTCCGCGCGGTTGGCGTCGGCGAACGACGCGCCCGCCCGCGCCGCGAGCTTCCGCGACCACCGGCTGATCTTCTCGGCGTACCGCTGGGTGTGCGAGCAGACGCCGCACCGCAGCCCCGGCGTGCGGAGCATCCGCCACACGGGGTAGGTGCGGGTGACCGACCGGGTCTTCCCGTGCTGAGGGGGGAGCATGACGCCCAGGCGGTCGCACAGCCCGAGGGTCACGTCGGCGAGGTGTGTCCGGATGTAGCGGAGGTGCGGCCAGTCCCACTGCGACTCCGGCTCGACCGCCCGGAGCCAGTCGGAGAACGCCGGGAAGTCGTCACTCGACCCGCTTCCGGTCGTCGCCGCGGTCGTCGCCGCGGTCGCCGGACCCAGGCGGGCGGCGCGGCGGCTCAGGCTGAGGATCGGACTCGGCATTCTTGCCCCCGCCGGTCGCGGACGCGGTCGAGATGCGGGCGATCTGCTTGGCGAGTTCGCGGAGTTCGCCGCGGTTGGTCGCCCACCGCTGGGGGAACCGCCGCTCCAGCACCCACGCGAGCGCCTGCCACGACTGCGTCCCGGCCGCCTGGACGCACGCCAGGAAGTCCGCCTCCGCGTCGGCCGACGCTTTTTTAATGACCGTAGAAAATTCGCAGTGCAGGTCGAGTTTCGGGTCGGGGGCCTTCCCCTGTTCCCGGCGGACCCGCTCCTTCGCGCCGGCCCGCATCCACGCCCGGAACGTGTGGGCGGTGACGCCGAGTTGGGCGGCCACGGTCTCGACGTAGAGCGCCCGCGGCAGGAGGGCGGCGGCCTGGCGGATGAGTTCGGGCGTCAGCAGGGTCGGCCGTCCGGCGGGCATGATGCCCACAGCCTACCCCGCCGCCGGGGAACCTGCGGGGTCACCCGACCAGTCCGCCCCACCGCAGGAACTTCCACCCGATCGCAACGGCGAGACAGATCACGACGATCGCGAACGCCGCCCCGATGCCGATGCCGATCCCAGCGTTCGCGATGACCTTGCCCGCCCTGTCCTCGTCGCCCATCGCGTCCCCCTTCGCTCCAGTTGCGCCGCCACGCCCCGAACGCCCGCCCGGGGCACTTCCGGGCCGCCCGGAGGAGTTCGCCCCGCCTGACGCATCCTGGTGCGAATGCGGGCGCGGCCGCACAACTTACCCACCCGGCGCGGCCGACAGTTCCGCCCAGCACGCCGCCGCGTCCGCGACCGGGTGCCACGGCTCCAGCCACACCACCACGCACGCCGGCCGGTCGAGCGGCAGGTAGTCCCACTGCCCGCCCCGCAGGAACCGCAGCGAGTCGTCCGGGATGATCCCGCACGACACCAGCAGGTCGGCCAGCGCCTTCTCGCGGTTGAAGCCGTCCGACTGCTCGTTCCAATTCCCGGCGAGCAGGTAGTTCAGGCGGCACGGGAGGCTCGCCGGCGGGGCCAGTTCGCGGACCAGGGGGTCCGCCTTCGCAATCCAAGCGCGATACTCGGCAGTCTTCACCCGGCCCTTGCGGGCGTTGAGGTACAGGTGATTCGTCGAGGGCGGCGGGGGCAGGATCACCCACTCCCGCAGACCGCCGGGGGCGATCGCCGCCGCGTCCACCCGCCGGTCGCTGCCGGGCACGGCCGCCGCCTCGACGGCGCGGAGTTGCTTGGCGGAGAGTTTCAGGCCCACGTCACCCCGCCTTTCGCCGCTTCGGCTTCCACCCCGGCGCCGGGTTCGCCGCCGCCCACGCCTCGAACGCCTCGATCGCGGGGGATGCGTCGGACAACCCCGCGAACCGCCCCCGGGTTTCCCGAGGAAACGCCCGGGGCCAGACCAGTTCCCACACGCCGGCCGCGTTCCTCTCGCCGACCAGCACCCGGCCGCAGGTGTTGCACTCGATCCGCCGCACCGGGGCGTCGGCGTCGAGGTCGTCGTCGGACTCGTCGTCCATGCCGCCCTCCGTGTGTGCCGCCACGAACGCCGCCACCTCGCCCACCGCCCAGGCGAACTCCAGCGACTCCGGCCACAGCGCCGCGAGGTGGGCGAGGGCCAGGACCGCGTCGAGGGGCGGGGTCAACTCGCGGCCCGGTGCGTGGCCGCCGGGAACCCGAACCGCATCAGCCGCGCCGCCAGCCACCCCGAGACGGTGCCGACCACGCCGTTGCCGCAGAGTCGGTATCGCGGCCCGTCGGCGACCTCCGACCCGTCCGCCCGCCACCGCGTCCAGTCGTCCGGCCAGCCCATGAGCCGCTCGCACTCCCGGGGCGTCAGCCGCCGAACGGTTGTGCCGATGCGGACGGCCGGGTATCCGTGCCCGGGTCGCCCGCCGGGTTGTTGGAGGCAAGGGGCGATTTCGCTCTCCCGCACCTCGTCCCGCGAGTTCTCGGCGAACGCCACCGCCGGCACCTGACCGACGCTCTGAGCGTCGGTCAGGTCTTCGCGTGCGTTCAGCCGGCAGTCCCCGCCGCTCTGCCAGTTGAACGCCACGATGGGCGTCCCCCGCCCGGTCCCGTCCTCGCCCGCGTCCGCACCCTCGCCGGTCAGGGTGTGCGTCACGGGGACCGTGACGCACACGGCAGGCGGATGGCTCACGCTCAGCGTCGGCGATGGGTCGCCGTCCTTGCCGACTCCCGTGCCGGGCGCGCCGCCCGAAGTCCCCTCGCGGCGGTTGTTCGTCATCGTCTCGCCGCGACTCGCCTGCCGCATGTCAATCGGGATGCACACCGCCTGAGTCGCCAGGGTGTCGAGCGTGTACGACACGCTCGACACCCTGATCCCGAGTCCGCCCTGCGACTTCTCCGCGATGCCGGCGCGGGCGTCCTGGATCAGAACAAAGTTCTCGGTGTCGAAGTCGATGCGGCCGGTGCCGCCTTTGGCCGAGAGCGCCGTGTTGCCGCGGCGCTCTCGGCCTTGTCCCCCGCCGACGACGACGAGAAGGCCAGCACCCGCCTCGTCCGCTCCCACTCGGCTGCCTCGTCCGCCGTCGCCGGTGGCCCCGAGGCTTCCGACGACGAGGTTGACGTCGTCCTCTTGTCGCCTTCCGGGAGGGTTGACGCCAACGCCTCCAGAGCCTCGCGTAAAAGTGGCGGCAACTCCCTTCCCCGCTTTGCGGCCCTTCGGAGTACGCCGGCGGCCGCCCTCGGCGAGAGCGAGTACTTCGGCGCAACGCTCGGCTCCAGCACGTCCGCGAGCGAACACGCCGAAAACCCGTCGTCTTTGCTGGGGGACTCCGAAGTACTGAGCGTCAACACTTCGCCACCCGCCATCAAACCCGAGGTCGGCCAACTCGCGGAGAACCCAGCCGAAAGCTCGGCCGTCGTCGGCGCTGAGCAGTCCGGGCACATTCTCCCAAACGACGTAAGCAGGTCGAAGTTCACGGACGACCCTCACCATCTCGAACCACAGGCTGGAACGCTCGCCGCCCTCGAACCCGGCCCGCCTGCCCGCCGTACTCACGTCCTGGCACGGGAACCCGCCGACCACCACGTCGCACCGCTTCACCTGCGCCTTGCCGAACGCCCGCACGTCGGGGAACCGGGGCACGTCGGGCCAGTGCCTCGCCAGGACGGCGCGGGCGGTCTTGTCGATCTCGACCTGGGCGACGCACCGGAACCCGGCCGCGTCGAACCCGACGTCGAAGCCGCCCGCACCGGCGAAGAGCGAGACGTAGGTCGGCACCATCACTCCCCGCCCTTCCCGGCCGCGACCGCCGCCAGTTTCGCCGCCCACGTCGCCGCGTCGCCCCCGATGCCCGCCGCGACCCGCCGGGCCAGCGCCTGCCGGGCCAGCGCGTCGGCCGGGAAAGCCAGGAACCGCATGAGATCGCCCAGCACGCCGCGGAGTTCGGCCTCGGCGTCGGAGCGGGCCGCGTCCCACGCCCGCCGGACGTCGTGCAGCGTGAAGTACGCCGCCTTCCCGCTCGCGTCGTGCCAGTCGCCGAACGTCATCACCCGCCCTCCTCGCCCCCGGTCAGTCCCCATCGGCACGCCGGGGCGCCGCACTTGCGCCCGAGTCAGGCGGGCCGCGAGGTTCAGCCGCGAAAGACATTGCCCCGAGAGGAAGACACGACTGACCTCTCCAGGGTTGCGAACATCAACCGCCGGCCTTCGGCTTCCCTTCCCGTTGCAGCCTGTTCAGCTGCTTGGCGAGCATCGCGTACAGTTCGTTCGTCAGGTAGCCCGGCGGGGTGGCCGAGTTCGGCACCCTGCCGGCGAACGCCGCGAGCGACTTCTTGTGCCGCTTCTTCAGTCCGACCCGGGATAGGATGGCGACCACCTTCCGTGCCTCGTCGCGGGTGAAGAACTGGTCCGCCTTGTGGCGAGCCCTCCGCTTCTTCGGCCTCTCGCCGGCCGGGTCGCCTTTGAGGAACGCGACAGCCTCACCCGTCCGGCTCACGCAAGCGTTTCGCTCACTCAGCCACTCGTGGACCGCGACGTGGTGCTCGCGGCAGAGGGGAACGACGTCCGCGTTACGCTCCTGCCCGAGGCGGCGGTACGTCCGGTGGTGGAGTTGCACTCGGCCGCCGCCGCACACCCGGCACGCAAGCGGCGAACCGGACTCGCGGTAGCGGGCCTTGAACCTCGCCCAGTGGTCGGACGCGAGGTACTGCGCGTAGGTCGCGTGTCCGAGTCGGCTGAGGCGTTCGCGGAAAGTCGCCATACTAAAGCACCTGCACGTCTGCCGGGTCGGATGGGTTCGCGCACCGACCCCGTACTCAAGGGTCGGTGGCGTCTGCCGTACACGGCTTGGGACGCTTTCCCGCCCGGGGATGGTTGATTTTCGTGATACCCCGGATGCCTCCGTCATCACGCCGGAAGGGGCCGCAACCCGTCTCGCCCCGGCCGTTCGTCGTCACACCACCGGGCACTCCGGACCGGCGCATCCGTCGGGCTCGCTCCTTCGGTCCACGCGCCGGCTCACGAGGTACTTCGCACGCCCCTCGCCGGGCTTGACCCCCGACGCCCGCGGGCTCGTTCGGGAGAACACGATTGCCCAACCTGGGGCGATGTTCGGTCAACTTCCCGCGCCCGGACGCGACCCCGGGTGACGCTGTCGCGGTACTCACGCCGCCCGGAGGCGGGGGTCGCCCACCCCGGGCGTCAGGTCTCCGATCTGCCTCTCCAGTTCGCGGACCCGCTGGAGTAGCACGTCGATCATTTCGGCCGCCCACCCGCTCCGCTCCTCGGCCTTCTGCGCCTTCCGCCACGCGCCGCGGGCCATCGCCCCGAACACCCCGGACAACTTGCGCTGCACCTCCAGCCCGCCCCGCTCCAGGGCGAGCACGATCAGGAGCCCGCCCAGGTGCCCGCAGGCGTCGC